GCATGACCTTGTTCGAATTGTTTGGCGACAAGCTGATCAAGTTCGACGATTCAATCCGACTGGAACACGATGTGGCAAAGATCATGGCTCTTCAAGAGTCCTCTGGCTGGCCCTTTGATGTAAAGAAAGCCCAGCAACTGGAATCCACTCTCAGAACAGAGATGGACCAGCTGGCCGACAAGATGCGGGCAACGTTTCCGTATGTTGACGGTGGGCAGATGACACCAAAGCGTCCCAACTCCACTCGTGGGTACATCAAAGACGCACCGTTTACCAAACTCAAGGAGTTCAACCCCACCAGCAGGGACCACATTGGCTGGGCCTTTATGACCTGGAGGGACTGGAAACCTGAGGTGTTTACCGACACGGGCCGCCCAAAGATTGATGAAGGCATTCTTCAGTCGATTGGCACCGAGGAGGCTGAGACCTTTGGCCGCATCCTGGAGCTACAGAAGGCCCTGGGACAGCTCAGCGATGGCGCTAATGCGTGGCTTAAAACCGTCACCAAGAATGGTCGTATCCATCACACCTGCCAGCTGGCCACGAACACTGGGCGCAATGCTCACAGCCGTCCCAACCTTGGCCAAACTTCTTCGGACCCTCGTTGTCGTGAGCTGTTCGGTCCTGGCAAGGGAATGATTCAGGTTGGTGCTGACGCATCGGGCCTGGAGCTTCGGATGCTTGGGCATTACTTGGCTTACTACGATGGTGGAGCATTTGCAGATGTTGTTGTCAATGGCGACATTCATCAACAGAATGCTGACCGAGTTGGCTGTTCTAGGAAGGATGTCAAGACACTAATTTATGCCTTTATCTACGGCGCTTCCGACCGCAAGATTGGGGCCTCGTTGGATAAAAGCTTGGATGATAGAAAAGCTGTTGCTCTTGGCAAAGACATCCGCAAGAAGTTTCTTGAGGCTATTCCTGGTCTTGATGAACTACTCAAGGCAGTAAACAAAAGGGCAGAGTCTGATGTGTTAAAAGGTCTCGATGGTCGTCCCATTCGACTTCAAGGCAAGAAACACGCCGCACTAAATTACCTGCTTCAATCAGCTGGAGCTATTGTTTGCAAGAGATGGAACGTTATTGCTTACCAACAATTCGTACATCAACTTGCCTACAAATGGGACATTGATTTCCAATGGCTCGGCTGGATCCACGATGAAATACAGCTCGCTGTTCAACCGCACCTCGTCAATGACTCCAAATTCCAACTTGAATGGTCAATCGTCCAAGCCGGTGAGTACTACAAACTCCGGGTCCCGCTCGCATCCGAAGCGAAAAGTGGTCAAAGCTGGGCCGACTGTCATTGAGACGCACCTTCGTATCGACGCTGACTTCTATGCTTATCGAGCCTGCCAATCTGCTGAAACCGAACTTGATTGGGGCGATGATCTCATCACGATTGCTAGCAACTTTAAACAAGTTCTGGAAATCTTTGAAGGTGAGATTGATAAGCTTAAGAAGCGGTTTGATACAAACACCATCACCCTTTACTTCTCAGACAGTCAAAACTTCCGTAAGGCTTTATCTCCCGACTACAAGGGAAAACGCACTAAGCGCAAGCCTGTGGGGTACAAACGACTCCTGAAGTGGTGCAACAAGCATTACAAAACAATTCGTTATGCCAACCTCGAAGCCGACGATGCGCTTGGCCTAGAGTGTCACCTTGATCCGTCTGACTTCATCTTGGTCAGTCCGGATAAGGACATGAAACAGATCAGCTGTAACCTCTTCAATGGGGAAGAGCTGATCAACGTATCTCTTGAAGAAGCCGACCGCTGGTTCTGGACACAATGTCTCACGGGTGACCCAGTAGATGGCTACAAGGGCGTACCAGGCATTGGAGCAAAGGGTGCTGAGAAGATCCTCTCCAAAGCCGAAGACCCCTGGCAGGCGATTGTAGCGGCCTATGACAAGGCACAGCTCACGGTCGACGATGCCCTACTCAACGCTCGCCTCGCACGGATCCTCCGGCCTGGTGAGTACAACTCCACCACAAAGGAACCCATCCTATGGAACCCACCCCCGTCCTTATTGGACTTGACATCGGCTTAGTCCTTGCTATTGTCTATGTCATTGACCGCAATGTCTTCCACGCAATCGACCTTATCTTCCAAGCAATTCCAGTCTGGTTTGAACTACGAAGAAATCAAATCATCCTTGGAACGCAGCTGTGGCTCGATAGACGATCATTCCGAAATGATGCCTTGGGACGATTTCTGGCAAAGCGTAGACTCCAAAGCATCATCGACAACCCTGCCTACCAAGAGCTCTTCCGTGACAAAGTACAGTCCGACCCACTACAAGAGGGGAACGATTGAGGTCTGGGACTTCATTGTTGACCAAGGCCTTGATTACCTCGCTGGCAATGTGATCAAGTATGTTTGCCGAGCAGGCCACAAAAGTTATGAGTCCGAACTGGATGACTGGCTTAAGGTAAAAGCCTACGTCGAACGAAAGATCAAAGCCGTTTCTGAATCGCGTAACCGCTAATCATGCACAACGCATCGCTGCTCCAACAAGCCATCACCTTCCGCCAGGCGATGGATCAACCACTTAACACCTCAGACGAAAACGTTTACGAACTTCAGTTTAGTCTTATTGAAGAAGAGTTCCGTGAACTGGGGGAAGCCTTTATACAAGAACTGGATGGCGTTACCAAGGAAGAGCAGCTTAAAGAGCTGGCTGACCTTGTGTTCGTTTGCTACCAGTATGCTGCTGCTCGTGGATGGAATCTAGATGTGGCCATGCGCCGTGTCTTTGAATCAAACATGAGCAAACTCGTGGACGGCAAGCCCCTCCGCCGCGAAGATGGTAAAGTTCTGAAGGGGCCAAACTACCAACCTCCTATCCTCGAAGATCTTCTTTAATACCGATGACCGCTTACGCTGATTTTGGCGACACCCCCAACACTATTGCCCGCACAGGTCGTGTCCAAAACTGGATTGATAACCCCGAATCTCGCCTCCCCGTCAGTTGTACGGTCTTCGTCGTTGAAGACACAATGGAAGGTCCTGAAGGTATTGAAGCGTCCTGGCGCTTTGTTTCGCACGCTCTTCGTAATGGAGCTGGCGTTGCTGTTCATCTTAGTAAACTCCGTCCTCGTGGCTCAGAAAACGGAAAGGGACTTACAGCGTCTGGCCCCGTATCTTTTGCCAGGATCTACTCTGCCCTCAACGAAACCCTGAGGCGCGGCGGGGTATACAAAAATGGGGCTGTGGTGTGTCACCTCGATTATACTTGCCCCGATGCCCTTGAGTTTATTCAAGCTTCCCGTTCTGATCTTGCTTGGGTTAAGCGTTGTCTTAACGTGGATGGAAACTTCCTTAGGGATGCATCACCCGAACTGATTGAAGCTACGCTTGATGGAATCAAAAAGGGTGACATCTGGCTTAACAAGATTCGTTATGACGCTGAAGGCAATCGCATCTACGGTAACGTATGTCTGGAGGTGTATCTTCCTAGTCGCGGTACCTGCCTTCTTCAGCATATCAATCTCGGAGCTTGTTCTATTTCGGAACTGGTTTCTGCGTTTACTGAAGGAATGAGTAGCCTGGTGGCTCTTCACGCTAAGACTGGCGTGGGTGATACTGGGGAATACCTTGCCCCCGAGACTGACCGCCAGGTTGGCCTTGGTATTCTTGGTCTGGCTAACTTCCTTTGCCAGAACGGTGTGACTTATAAAGAGTTTGGAGACGCCCTAACCAAGTTCCATGCTCATCAACCGGAGCATACTCCGGCCTATCTGCTTGTATCTGAACTTTCAAAGGCCATCGAAATCGCAGCTCAAATTGCCCGATCCGCCAACATGGACCGAGCCTTTGCTATTGCGCCTACGGCTTCCTGTTCTTATAACAACATTGATCTCAACGGGTATACTACTGCCCCCGAGTTGGCCCCTCCTATCTCTCGTCATGTCGACCGTGATAGTGGGACATTTGGAGTCCAGTCTTATGACTACCCGCCGAACATCGAAATAGCTTCTGATGTTGGTTGGGATGATTATAAGGCTGTCGCAGACGGCATCGTTCGTCTGTTCCAAAGCACACTGCTATTCCATGGCTATTCATTCAACAGTTGGAGCGATGTCGTTACCTACGACAGGGCTTTCTTGACTGAATGGTTCAACTCACCTCAAACCTCTCTCTACTACTCTCTTCAAGTAATGCCTGACACCCAGGCAAAAGATGATGCCCTTGCTGCGCTTGATGATGACTTCAAGCACTTGTTTGGGTTTGAAGAGGATGTAGATCCTGATTGCGGCTGTCCCATAGTTAAACCAGAAAACGAACCCTGTATTCCTTGCGGAGAATGAACTCGACCCTTTCGCCCTATGATCAAGTAATTAGCCGCAAGCGTAAGTGGACTCCGGTAGCCGTACAGCAAGGAAAGCTTGTTGATGGTTCCGAAGAATCCATTTATCGTGCGCTTGGTCTTCGCCACCTCGAACTGCCTGTTCGTGAATTTCTTCAGCAAGGACTGGAGAAAGAACTCCCTAAAACCGCTGGTGTGCGGGAGGCATTGCTCTCCAATCAACAAGATGAAGAGCGTCACGATCAGGCTTTGAACTATGTTGTTGCTGCCCATGGCATCAATGGCAAAGCCGAAGCCGAAGCCAAACACATCCTTAAAGCATGGTTGGATGCCCCCGAACATCCACTTCTTAAAGCCGCCATCCTCGAACGCAGTGTCTTCTTTGTCATCCTCCCGTTCTTCCGGTTTAACGGAGACATCGGAATCAGAACTACAGCAGCTGACATCTCAAGGGACGAACAAACCCACGTCGCTGTCCACTCAATGGTCTGCTCTGAGCTGGGCCTCAAGTCCACACCAAGCCTCAATCGCTTACGCCGAGCGACTGTGGGATGGGTGATGGATGCCCTTGGTTCGTCTGAGAACAAGTACCTGG